CAAGATGCCGAAAATATAGGAATGCTACAGTATTTTCATAGTGATAACTCTATGAGATTTACTACAAACGCTACCGAACGTATGCGTATTACCTCCTCAGGCCTTGTCGGTATTGGGACTTCGAGTCCTGGAGCAAAAGTTCATATAGGTAGTTCTACACTTCTTTCTGGGTATACCCCTACTACAACAACATTAGCTATTTCTGATACCACTAATGGAGCAGAGCTTATTCTTAGAGGTCAATCTCCACGAATATGGTTTGATGCAACAGCATCAGGTAGTGGTGAGATTTATATGGACGGAACTAACCTAACCATATTATCAGGAAATCCAACATCAGTTGGTTCTTCTAGACTTTATATCAACTCCTCTGGCAACGTAGGTATTGGAACTACTAGTCCGACCTCAAAGACTCATGTATATTATGGCGGTGGTACGACAAATGGATTACACGTTCAAGCAAGTGCCAATAGAGGTAAAATAGCAGTTTCTGATAACGATACTGCTGCCTATATGATTGCAGAAAATTCTTTAGCATCATTTGGTAGACAAGATGCGTTAAGTGCTAATAACTTAAACATAACCTCTGGTGGTAATGTCCTAATTGGCACAACGACCGACAACGGCAAGAAACTACAGGTAAACGGAGATGTCTTTATCAAGGGGTCTAATAGTAGCAGTACCTATGCGAACGCAATCTTCGAGGTACAGAACTCCAATGGAACATCTATCATGGACTTCCGTGGAGACGCTTACGCCTTCTTTGGCTGCGGGCAAGGTGGTGGAGCTGCATCTGGCTTTATCTTCCGCTACAACGATACTTCACATGTTCAGTTTACTGGATACAACTACGGCAACGGGGCGGGCTCTTATAAGCCTATCTTATTAGACACTGATCTAGTGGGTCGAGGACAAGGCATATATGTCAACTTTGGTGGAACGGGATACGCTAATCCTGCGCCTTTGAGCACAACAGAATTTGCTGTTCGTGGTCGGACCTCAGATTCTAGTGAGAATGCGATGGAATTGAGGGACTCGAATAATACAGAGAAGTTCGTTGTTCGTAATGATGGAGCAATTACAACCAATGGAAACCAAGGATGGAGCGGAACCGTGAGTTGCCCATCAAACCCAGTTGGACAGCGGAATTTGGAATTTACCAATGGTATTTTGACAAATGTCTTCTAAATAGTATTATATTTGTAATCATGATTAAAGTACAAGACGTAATTGTTCCAACCAAAGGAACCGGAAAGTATCTCAACGTAACTGTTTTGAACTTCCCCATTACCCCAACTAATGGAGTAGCATTGTATTGGCAGTTGTTTACAGAGACGACTGTCTTGAATCCAGAAACCCAAGAAGAAGAGGCCAAGCCAGGTTCTATGCTTTTGGAGGGCAACTTGCAATTCCCCCAAGAGGAATATGACAACTGGGGTGCTGACGACTCTGTAGTAACGGACTGGGTTATGGCAGAACTAGAACTTACACCAGTAACAGAATAAAATTATGAAATTAAATGAAGAACAAATTGCTAAACTCAAGGAGTTGCAGCAAAAGAACAACCAACTTAGCCTTGAGCTAGGAAACTTGCTTCGTCAACAATGGATGGTAGAAACTATGATCCAGAAGGGCAAGGAGTTGATCGAGGAGGTGTCAAAAGAAGAGTCAGAACTCATGAAATCTCTTGAAGAAGAGTACGGAAAGGGTTCTGTGAACTTAGAGACTTTCGAGTTCACGCCACAAGAAGCTTAGTAATCAACGGCTTACTCTATGAACAGGGCCTCCAGAAAATATCATCTGGGGGCCTTATATTTGTAGGGTGAAATTACCTGTATCATTCTCCGACTTCTCAAAGGATCCGTCCAAGGCGGTTACATATCTCATGATCTTTGCTGTAGTGTTCTTGTATGTAAGGATGGAAAAGCAGGATAACAACATTAACACTGGATGTGAAAGCAGGCTAGAGAAATGCGAACAAAAGCTAGACCAGTTCTCCAGTATGTTAAAGACACAGGACTCCATCTCATCTGCGCTTAGGGCAGAGCTAAATGTATACAAGAAAATGGGGGTTATCAAATAATGAAACAAGTCATCATACTCTCGACACTAGTAGCCGCCGCTACGCCTACTGCTACAGAAATAAACTCTGTTGATCCTTACAAAAAATACGAAATGCAGCTTGACCACGCACATGCTAGTATTGCAATGACGAAAGCTGCCATTGAAGAGGTGAAAATCATGAACAGTACGGCGATAGAGGAAGTTGCAAAGGAAATGGAAACAATAAAGAAAGAGGCGGAAGAGATGCACGAGACCATGGAGCTCATGAGTGTTGTACTTGAAGCAAACAATATTGAAATCCCAGATAGCTACGAAGAGTGGTATGAAGATTCGGTTCGTCAGGCGAACATGTTAATGATCAATAAGAAATGAAAAAGTTTATAAAAGACATGATCTCTAGCAAAGAGGGAGACGTCTCACACAAACGAGTCCTTGGGTCAATCGGTTTTTTGGCTCTGGTTCTCACTATGGTTGCTAATTCTTTTTCCAATGTTGATATTGCACCTAGCCCCGAACTGGTTAGTGCGGTAGAGTATTTGGTTATGTCAACTGTGTTTGGATCTGTACTAGAGAAATTTGCAAAAAATGGCAGACAAAAGCAAGATGAAGTGTAACTCACCTAGGCCTAGCGATAGGCCAGGTAAGAAGAAGATGGTCAAGGCGTGTGCCAATGGCCAGGAGAAACTGATTCATTTCGGAGCCGAAGGGTATGGCCACAACTATAGTGCAGCTGCACGTAAGAGCTTTAAGGCTCGCCACAACTGTTCTTCTGCGACAAATAAGCTGACAGCAAGATATTGGGCCTGCAAGAACCTGTGGGCTGGACCAGGAGGGTCAACCAAAAGTAGCCCTAAGAATCGCAAAGGAAAGTACTAATGAAACTCGTTCAATCAATTCTAATCACAATCTTACTTACTTCCTGCTCAGCCCAGTGGCATATTAAAAGAGCAACGAAGAAAAACCCATCAATACTACAAGACAGCGTAGTATTTGATACGGTCGTAGTAGTAGAACAGCACGAGATTCGCGACACATTCACCACCACGGAATACGACACTATCACGCTTGAGGATTCGTTTGTATATACTCAAGTAATACGTGAGAAGGACATCATAAAGGTGTACACAAAGTGCAAAGCGGACACTATTCGCATAACAAAGAAATTGCCACCACAAATCAAATACATAGAGCAGAAGTCACTTCTAAAAAAGACACTTGACTATTTTGTTGTAATTTTGCTGCTAATATTATTAATTAGAATCTCATGGAACTTATCAGAAAGGTATCGGTAGGGAATGACTACAAGAATGCAATGCACTATATTGTGCATCAAGACGTTTTGAATGGTAACGGTAAAATCCATTTAATATCTAGGAACAAGGTTGGGGAGATCGAGATCTGGATCGAGAACACGAGCAAGGAAATAATGCTGTGGAAGTCGTTCGGAATTCACATGCCTGTATCTATAGAATTTAACATAGACTTCTAATGCGCTCACCGTTCTACTTCATTGTAGAACCACTAGACGGCAAGACTTACGATAATACTAGGAGGTTTGGTGATGTTGACTTTGTAATAAGCTCATCACAAGAGGACCACACAGTAACTCAACGACATGCCGTGGTGGTTGCTACACCATCTGGATATAGCGGTCCTATCATGGACGGAGATATTGTCATTGTGCATCACAACGTATTTAGGAAGTACTACGACATGAAAGGCCGAGAGAAGGACTCGTTCTCGTTACTAAGACCAGGGACATACTTCCTAGACGACATGCAGTTATATGCGTACAAACAAAACGGTGCGTGGCACTCTGTTGGTAAGTATAACTTTGTTCGCCCGGTAGAAAAGGTTCATGATGGATTCCAGTTTGATACCGAAAAGTTTGTTCAGCAAGTTGGGGAGATGGCTATAGCTAGTGACCTTATGAATAGCATTGGCATATCTGAAGGGTCTAGGATTGGGTTTAAGGAAGACAGCGAATACGAATTCAGGATCGACAACGAGATACTATATCGCATAGCAGACGATAGAATTGTAATAAACTATGACATCTAAAGACTTTAAAATAGAAATCATAAAGGCTGGAGAGGCTGCCGTAAAGGAGTTGATCAAAGTGGCTAGGGACCCTATATTTGGCAAACAACTAGAAGGTGACCTAAGCGCAGATAGACTCAAGAATGCAGCAGCGGCGAAGAAACTTGCCATTATGGACGCATTCGAAATACTTGGGAGGATCGAAGAAGAGAAGAACGCAATCGAAGCGGCAGAGAAGGGCGTCGATCCAAAGACAGCGAGGGCAAACTCCAACAAGGGATTTGCTGAGAGATTTAGTAAATGAGAGACTCGTTATACACCATAGAGAAGTTTGAGCCTAAGGACAAGAAGCAGAAGTTTGACTACGGGTATAACCCAGAGTATGACTTCGTTGTTATATCCAAGGATGGAACTGTTGGAGAGGTGTATGATATTAATGGACTGAGAGTGGCTCTACCTAAGGCTCCAAAGAGCTTGCCAATGGGAGAGAACAGGTGGGTAGCATCTGAGTTCCCGAAGGAGCTAGAAAAGATAAAGAGCATATTCGAGTGGAACAAAAAAGACACCACCTTTAAGACAAGATGGGTGGACTATATTGAGGAAGAGTTTAATAGGCGTGAGAATGGGCATTGGTTCATGAACGGAGATGTGCCAACATATTTGACTGGCGCTCACTACATGTACTTACAGTGGTCCAAGATCGACGTTGGTCTGCCTAGTTTTCGCGAGGCCAACAGGGTGTTCTTTATATTCTGGGAGGCATGCAAGGCCGACTACAGGAGCTTCGGTATGTGCTACCTGAAAAACCGTCGTTCTGGTTTCTCGTTCATGTCTAGCTCGGAGTGTATAAACCAGGCAACACTGGCCAAGGATGCACGAATAGGTATACTGTCAAAGACGGGTATTGACGCAAAGAAGATGTTCACGGACAAGGTAGTGCCAATGAACAGCAACCTACCATTCTTTTTTAAGCCGATCATGGATGGTATGGACAAGCCAAAGACGGAGCTTGCCTATCGAATCCCAGCAGCTAAGATTACGAAGAAAAACATGGACCAGACGGAGGGGGATGAACTAGAGGGTCTAAACACGTCTATTGACTGGCACAACACGGATGACAATAGTTATGACGGAGAGAAATTGTTGCTGTTAGTTCATGACGAATCAGGAAAGTGGGAGAAGCCAAACAACATCCTAAATAGCTGGCGTGTAACAAAGACGTGTCTGCGTTTGGGTAGTAAGGTCATCGGAAAGTGCATGATGGGGTCCA